ACAAAGAACCGTCTAGGACTATAACGTCTAGTCGGGCCACAATGTCTGGATCTTGGATGGGTGCATAAATGCTCAAAAAGTCTGCTTCTCCTAAAGCGTTCAAAGAAAACATCAAGACTGAAGTAAAGGCTGGCAAACCAGTCAAGCAAGCAGTTGCAATTGCATATGCAACCAAACGCGCGGCGGCAAAGAAATGAAACCCGGACTTTACGCCAATATCAACGCTAAAAAAGCACGTATCGCTGCTGGCTCTGGCGAGAAAATGCGTAAACCCGGATCTGCCGGAGCGCCAACCGCCAAAGACTTCAAAGAGTCGGCTAAAACGGCGAAGAAAAAGTGAAGAAAGGCGTATCGTTATCGGTTGGGCGCGGCGAGAAGTTGCCAGTTAAGCAAGGCGCAGGACTGACTGAAAAAGGGCGCGAGAAGTACAACGCCGCAACAGGTAGTCACTTGAAAGCGCCAGCGCCTAATCCCAAGACGGAAGCCGATAAAGGCAGGAAGTCTAGCTTTTGCGCTAGAATGGAAGGGGTTGTAGCCCATGCTTCTGGCGATGCAGAGCGGGCTAAGGCGTCACTTAAACGCTGGAAGTGTTGATGGCTGACTACACCGGGATTAACGCTGTTGGCAACGTCGCATTGGGTGGTAAACCACTCAAGAGCGACTCGGATGTGCTGTCAACAGCGCGGGATCGCCTGTCAATGGCAATCTCGGCGTATTCCGAAAGTCGGGAAGATGAGTTAGACGACCTGCGGTTCTACGCGGGTAGCCCTGACAATCAATGGCAATGGCCCGCAGATGTGCTGGCGACTCGTGGTGCGGTGCAGGGGCAGACGATCAATGCGCGGCCATGCCTGACGATTAACAAGCTGCCGCAGCACGTACATCAGATTACCAACGACCAGCGCCAGAACCGGCCTAGTGTTAAGGTCATCCCGGTTGATGACAATGCTGACGTTGAGGTTGCCGAGATTTTCAACGGCATGATCCGGCATATTGAGTACATCTCGGATGCCGATGTAGCATACGACACGGCCTGTGAAAACCAAGTAGCGTATGGCGAAGGCTACATCCGGATTCTGACCGAGTATTGCGACGACGATACGTTTGATCAGGACATCAAGATCGCCCGCGTTAGGAATAGTTTCTCGGTCTACATGGACCCGCTGATTCAAGACCCGTGCGGCAGCGATGCTAAATGGTGTTTTATCACCGAAGATCTGTCTAAAGACGAATACGCGCGGCTTTTCCCGAATGCGTCGCCTATTTCTACGCTGGAAACGCTCGGTATCGGTGACCAGAACCTGAGTCAATGGCTCAACACAGACACGATCCGTATCGCAGAGTATTTTTACTGCGATTACGAGCGTAAAAAGTTAAATTTGTACCCCGGCAACGTGACTGCGTTTGAGGGTACGCCTGAAGACAAGCAGTTAAAGGCGGTTTACGGCACGCCAAAGAAGTCGCGCCAAGCAGAGATCAAGAAGATCAAGTGGTGCAAGATCAACGGCTACGAAATCCTTGAAGAGCAGGAGTGGGCCGGTAGTTGCATCCCTGTTGTGCGGGTGATTGGCAACGAATACGAGGTCGAAGGCCGCATTTACATCAGCGGGTTGGTGCGTAACGCTAAAGATGCCCAGCGGATGTACAACTATTGGACTAGCCAAGAGGCAGAAATGCTGGCGCTGGCTCCAAAAGCACCGTTTATCGGATATGGCGGTCAGTTTGAGGGTTACGAGACCCAGTGGAAGACCGCAAACACGAATAACTGGCCTTATTTGGAGGTCAATCCAGATGTAACGGACGGCCAGGGTGCAATTCTGCCGTTACCGCAACGCGCACAACCGCCAATGGCTTCATCTGGCCTGTTGCAAGCTAAAGCCGGTGCTTCCGAGGACATTAAGTCTTCAACTGGGCAGTACAACGCCTCGTTGGGCATGACTTCTAACGAGCGTTCTGGCAAGGCTATCTTGGCCCGCCAGCGTGAAGGCGATGTTGGCACTTACCACTACCAAGACAACTTGGCACGGGCTGTACGGCATATTGGTCGGCAATGTGTTGACCTAATCCCTAAAATTTACGATACGCAGCGCATCGCCCGGATTATCGGGATTGATGGCGAGACGAAGATGGTCAAAATTGACCCTACGCAGCAGGAACCTGTGCGTAAGATCCAGAACCAAGAGGGTATTGTGATCGACAAGATCTACAATCCTTCGGTTGGCAAGTACGACGTAGTGGTTGCAACTGGTCCGGGTTATGCCACCAAGCGCCAAGAGGCTCTTGAGGCGATGGCGCAACTGTTGCAGGGTAACCCGCAGTTGTGGACGGTCGCGGGCGATTTGTTCGTCAAGAACATGGACTGGCCCGGGGCGCAAGAAATGGCAAAGCGGTTTGCCAAGACGATTGACCCCAAGCTCATGGGCGACGCCGAAGATAATCCAGCTTTGCAAGCCGCGCAGCAGCAGATGCAAGCGATGGCGGCAGAGTTGGATCAACTGCACCAGATGTTGCAGAATGTCGGCAAGTCGATGGAAGCGCAGGACATGGAGCGCAAGGACTACGAAGCCAAGATTAAGGCGTTTGACGCTGAAACTAAGCGTATTGCAGCGGTCCAAGCCGGTATGTCTGAAGAGCAGATCCAAGACATCGTTATGGGTACGCTACACGGTATGATTACGAGTGGCGATCTGGTTAGCGAGATGCCCGGACGAGAAATGAACGAAATGATGCCAGAACAAGCTGAGTACGCACCACAGCAAGGGATGATGCAATGAAAGCCTGTGATTTCGTAGGTTTGCTGTTCTTAGGGCGTGATGTAGCCCATAGCGTACACCTGAACACCCGCAGTTACAGCAAACACAAGGCGTTGCAGAAGTTCTACGAGTTGATCATTGAAGCGGCAGACGATTTTGCCGAAGCCTACCAAGGGCGGCACGGTCTGATTGGCCCAATTACGTTGATGTCCGCCAAGAAAACGACTAACATCATAGAATTCTTGGAAGCTCAGTTAGCTGAGATTGAAGCCGCTCGTTATGAAGTTGTCGACAAGACTGATATGTCTTTGCAGCAGTTGATTGACAACATCATTGAAGTCTATTTGAGAACCCTCTACAAACTACGCTTCTTGGCGTGAGGTAAATATGGCCGCGACGTACAAATATTTAACGGCATCGGCTAACGTCAAGCCGATGGGTGGCAAGCTTAAGGGCATCTTCGTATCTGCCGCCAGCAGTACACCAACGATTACGGTGTACAACAGCGCAGCCGCTACCACGACCGACACGATTGTTGGTGTGTTTACGCCAACTGGTGCAACCAGTTATGTGTTTACCGGCGACGAAGGCGGGGTTTATTTTAGCTCCGGCCTGTATGTTGTGATTAGTGGAACCGTTGCAGCAACGGTTTTCTTCGAGTAAAGCATGGCAAATACGACGATTACGGCACTACCGTCAGCGACTACCCCGCTTGCGGGAACCGAAGTCGTTCCTATTGTCCAGAGCGGCGTAACTAAAAAGGTTGCGGTTAGTTACATTGTCGGTGGGTCTGGATCTGTTACTACCGTCAACACGGGCGCAGGGCTAACTGGTGGGCCAATTACCACCAGCGGCACGATTAGCCTTGCAACGACTGCGGTAACCCCCGGCACTTACACCAATCCGGGCTTTACGGTTGATGCTTACGGTCGATTGACCGCTGTAACTAGTGGTTCTGCTCCAGTTACAACCGTTGCTGGTACTGCAAACGAAGTCACCGCAACCGGCGCGTCAACAGTCACAATTTCGTTGCCCGCTGCACTAACTTTTACGGGCAAAACAGTAACAGGCGGTACATTTACTGGCGGCACGATCAACAATACATCTGTGGGCGCTACAACGCGGTCTACGGGTGCTTTTACGACGTTTACGACCACCAGCGGTCAGATTACAACCGCACCAACTAGCGCCAACGATCTTGTCAACAAGACATACGTTGATTCAATTGCTGCTGGCTTGACGTTCCATGAGGCTTGTAATCTTGCAACAACCGCTGCTTTGCCAACGGTAACGTATAGCAACGGATCAAGCGGTGTTGGCGCTACGCTAACCGCATCGGCTAACGGTGCGTTGTCGGTCGACTCGGTTACGCCTAGCGTTGGCAACCGAATTCTCGTTAAGAATCAAGCATCTGCGTTACAGAACGGAGTTTATACTGTAACTACGGTTGGCAATGGGTCTACCCCATTTGTGCTGACTCGTGCAACCGACATGAATACGTCGGGCAGCGGTTACAACCAGATCAATTCTGGCAACTACTTTCTGATTACGGCTGGCACGACTAACGCCAATACGTCTTGGGTGCAAACCACCCCGCTGCCGATTACGGTTGGCACGACTAGCTTGGTGTTCACGCAGTTCGCGTCTGGCTCAACCGTTTACACCAACGGAACCGGCCTGTCGCTGGCTACCAACCAGTTCAGCATTACCAACACGGCAGTCACTTCGGGCAGCTACGGTAGTGGCTCGCAGGTCCCTACGTTCTCAGTCAACGCCCAAGGCCAGCTAACCGCAGCGGCAAACACCAATATTGCGATTGCTGGTTCGCAGATTACGTCTGGAACGGTCGGAATTACCTACGGCGGTACGGGCGCAAACTCGCAACAGACCGCAATCAACGCGCTGGCCGGTGCTACAACGTCTGGATCTTATCTGCGTGGCAACGGCACAAACGTGCTGATGTCTACGATCCAAGCAACGGACGTACCAACGCTGAACCAGAATACGACTGGCACGGCTGGAAACGTCACGGGCCTTGTTGCAATCGCTAACGGCGGTACGGGTCAGAACAACGCTTCTGATGCGTTCAATGCGTTGTCGCCAATCACTACTGCTGGCGATCTGATTGTTGGTAGTGGGACTAACGCTGCTACCCGTTTGGCTATTGGTACTGCGGGGCTGTTTCTTAAATCGACTGGCGCAACGGCGGTTTGGGATACGGCTCCGGGTGGTGTTGCTAGTGTCAGCGTTACGTCTCCAGTTGTTAACACCGGAAACTCAGTAGCGCCTGTTATTGGTGTAAACGCAGCTAGCGCTAATACCGCCAACTACCTTGTCCAGCGCGACGGTAGTGGTAATTTTGCCGCTGGTACGATTACGGCAACGCAATACACGGTCGGTTCTAATTACTATTTGACTTTTTCTGGTGCAAACCCAATACAAGCATGGGACGCATCCAGTTATTTTTCTTATGATCGTACAAACAATCAACTTAATGCTGTTATTTCAGGAAGCGGAGTTCTTGGTTTAACCGCAACTTCTGTTCAATCATACAAACCTTTACAGCTTTGGGGGTCAACTTCGGGTTACGTTGGGTTTGCCGCTCAAGCAACTGCTGGAAGCACAACGTACACTTGGCCGACAGCACCAATTGCTAGTTACTATTTGCAAACTGATGGTTCTGGAAATCTGTCGTGGGCTGCGGCTGGCGGTGGTTCACCTGCTGGCTCAGACACGCAAGTTCAATACAACAATTCCAACGCTTTCGGTGCTTCGTCGGCTTTTACTTTTAATAGTGGTACTGGAGTTGTAACCGCAACTGGTTTTGCAGGCGCGCTTAACGGTACGGTTGGTGCAACAACACCAACAACCGGCGTATTTACAACCGCAACGGCTCGGGCAGCAGCAACGCAAGATTCAGTAGTTTTGCAAGGTCGTGCTGGTGGCACAAACAGCTACGGTGTAACGCTTACCCCAACGACGCTGACTGCCAGCCGTACTCTGACGCTGCCAGACGCCAGCGGAACAATCTTGCAAACCGGAACAACAGTTACGGTTCAGCAAGGCGGCACGGGTGCAATAACACTTACTGGAATTCTAAAAGGTAACGGCACTAGCGCATTTACTGCCGCAACTGCTGGTACGGATTATTCGGCAGGTACAAGCGCCCTTGCAACAGGTATTGTCAAATCAACAACCAGCACCGGGGCGTTGTCAATTGCTGTTGCCAATACAGACTACCAGTCTCCGATTGCGCTAACCACAACCGGCTCTAGTGGGGCGGCTACTTTTGTTGGGAACACGCTTAATATTCCGGTGTACACGGGAGGCGGTTCTTCTGGCCCCATCCTTGAGTCATACCAAACCATCAGTTCCAACTATTCCCTGACCGCTGGCTCTAATGGTTTTAGTGTCGGGCCTGTATCTGTGGCGACTGGCGTTGCCGTAACTGTACCTACGGGCCAAGTTTGGCTCATCGCTGCTTAAAGGATCAATCATGAGCGCAATCAAACTTCAAGGCAATTCTAGTGGTGCTGGAACTTCGGTTCTTCAGTCTGCCAATACCGCAAGCACACTTACCCAGACGCTACCAGCTACGGATGCGGTGACACTTGGGTATTTGAACATTCCAGTTAGTTCTACAACCACTACGCTTGTAGCCGCAGACGTAGGTAAAGTCGTATCTTTGTCTGCTGGTATAACGATACCCGCTTCCATTTTTGCGGCAGGGGATGCCATCTCTTTGTACAACAATTCGGCAAGCACCAAGACAATTACCTGTTCTGCGGTAACTACCAAAATTGCTGGAAGCGATACAACCGTGACTTCTGCAACGCTTGCAATTCGAGGCGTCGCGACCGTTCTGTTTATTGACGCCACCAACTGTGTGTTGACGGGCAACGTGTCATGAGTGGGATTATGCTAGCTGTGTTGGGCGGAAAGCCGAGCGTTTTAGCCCCGTCCTCAGTTGAATATCTTATTGTTGCTGGTGGTGGTGGCGGCGCAGCTCTGTTTGGTGGTGGCGGCGCTGGTGGTTTAAGAAGTTCAAGTTTTTCAATTTCCGTTGGTACGTCTTATCCTATTGTTGTTGGGGGTGGAGGTTCTGGTGGTGCATCAACAAGCGATCAGCCTAACAATGGATTAAACGGTTCCAATTCGTCCGTTTTTGGCGTTACATCTGCTGGCGGTGGATATGGCGGCGCACAAGCAAACGGAAATACTGGCGGTTCTGGAGGTGGCGGCGGCAGTTGGGCTGGTGTTGCTTACAACGGGGGTGCTGCCTCTCCTTCTGGTCAAGGTGCTGGGGGTGGAAACGGTATAACTGGCAACGGTGGTGCTGGTGGTGGCGGTGGTGCAGGAGGGGCAGGGGAAACCCCATCTGTATCAACAAACGGAGGAGCGGGAGGCGTAGGTTCTAATTCTTACTCAACGTGGGCAACTGCTACATCAACTGGCGTAGGTGGTTATTATGCTGGTGGTGGTGGTAGTGGTGGATATGTCGGAACGCTTTTAATTGCTGGGACTGGAGGCTCTGGAGGTGGCGGGGCAGGCGGCGCTTACCCAGCAAACAACGGAAATCCGGGAACAACAAACACGGGTGGCGGTGGCGGTGGAGGAACGAGAAACAGTCAAACAGTTGCAGGCGGCGCTGGCGGTTCCGGTATTGTAATTTTGCGTTATCCAAGCAGTTACAAAGATGCTGTATCTACAAGTGGAACGCCAGCTTTTGTCAACTCTGGTGGGTATAAATATTACACATTTACCGGCGACGGTTCAATTACGTTCTAAGGCACAACATGGCTCATTTTGCAAAACTTGATGAAAATAATGTTGTGTTAGAAGTTCACTCTGTTCACAACAATGAACTGCTTCAAGACGGTGTTGAGTCTGAAGACAAAGGAATTCAATTTCTTGTAGGTTTGTTTGGTGGAGCTTGGAAGCAAACCAGTTACAACGGAAACATCCGTAAAAACTATGCTGGCATTGGCTACACCTACGACCCAACCCGTGATGCTTTTATTCCTCCACAACCATTTCCAAGCTGGACATTAAACGAAGGCACTTGCCTTTGGGATGCTCCAACACCGTATCCAACGGACGGTCAGTTTTATCAGTGGGGTGAATCTGTAACAAATTGGGTTGCAGTTCCAACCGAATAATGTAAGATAACCGTACTGGCGCGGTTCACCAGGGAATCTCAGGATTCAAAATGACCGAAGAAGTAGCGTCTGAAGCGGAAGTAGCGCCCGCGCCGGAACTGGATGTCACGGCGACTCCAGAACCTGTAGATACGCCGGAAGTTGCGCCCAAGACCTTCTCGCAAGAGGAACTTGATGCAGCAATCCAAAAACGTCTCGCAAGAGAACAGCGAAAGTGGGAGCGTGAGCGTCAAGCATTGCCGCCCGTTGCCGTTGATGTCCCGCCTGTAGATCAGTTTGATTCGGTTGATGCGTATGCAGAAGCCAAGGCAATCAAGCTAATCGAGCAGCGCGAACAGCATCGCCAACAGACGGAGATTCTTGAGGCATATCACGAACGTGAGGAAGAGGCTCGGACCAAGTACGATGACTTTGAACAAGTCGCGTATAACCCGACTCTCAAGATCACGACCGTGATGGCGCAAGCGATTCAAGCCTCTGATGCTGGCCCTGATGTAGCTTACTACCTTGGGTCCAATCCAAAAGAGACAGATCGTATTTCCCGTCTTAGCCCGATCTTGCAAGCAAAAGAGATTGGACGCATTGAGGCTAAAATAGCTAACGATGTTCCGGTCAAACGTACTACGTCCGCGCCCGCACCCATTTCACCTGTAACTGCTAGAACTTCAGGCAACCCTAGTTATGATACGACCGATCCCCGGTCGACCAAGACCATGACTACCTCGGAATGGATTGAAGCAGAACGGCAGCGGCAGATTAAGAAACGGCAAGCTCAGTATCGCTAACTCTTTTTAGGAATTACCATGTCAAATAGCATTCTTACGATTGACATGATCACTCGGAAGGCTCTCGAAATCCTTGAGAACAACCTTGTGATCACCCGTAACGTCAACCGCCAATACGATGACTCCTTCGCTGTTGAAGGTGCCAAAATTGGTTCGACCCTGCGTATTCGTCTGCCCGACCGCGCTCTGGTGACTGACGGTGCTGCCCTGCAAGTTCAGGACGACAACGAGCAGTTTACCACCTTGACGGTTTCAACCCAGAAGCATATCGGCGTGAACTTCACTTCTGCCGAATTGACCATGCAGTTGGATGACTTCGCAGAGCGCGTTCTCAAGCCGCGTATCTCGCAGTTGGCTTCTAGCATTGATGCTGACGTTGCCAATGCGTACAAGAACATCTACGCATCGGTTGGTACTCCCGGCACGACTCCAGCTTCGTCGTTGGTGCTGTTGCAAGCTCAACAGAAACTGAACGAGGCCGCTGCTGTCATGGACCCACGCTACGCAACGGTTAACCCCGCTGCTAACGCAGGTCTGGTTGAGGGCATGAAAGGTCTGTTCAATCCTACGGACACGATTTCCAAGCAGTTTAAGAACGGCATGATGGGAACTGGTGTTCTTGGGTTTGACGAGATCAATATGTCTCAGTCGATCAAGCAGCACACCACGGGTAACTTCCCTGCTTCCCCGATTGTTTCCTCAAGTGCTACGTTTGTTGAAGGTCAGTCGACCCTCGCTATTACGTTCACCAGCGGAACCAAAACGGTCAAGCAAGGTGACGTGTTTACCATCGCTGGTGTGTATGCCGTTAACCCACAGACCCGTGAGTCGACTGGTTCGCTTCAGCAGTTCGTTGTGACCGCTGACAACAGCGTGACCTCCGGTACTGCAATGACCTTGGCAATTTCTCCGGCGCTTTATACGTCGGCAAATGCTTTGGCAACCGTTGATTCGTTCCCTGCAACTAGCGCAGCCATCACGTTCCTTGGAACTGCATCAACCCAGTACCCACAGAACTTGGTCTACCACAAGGACGCAATCACGTTTGCTACGGCTGACTTGTTGCTCCCGCAGGGTGTTGACATGGCTTCGCGCGCTGTCCACAACGGTATCAGCTTGCGTGTGGTTCGCCAGTACGACATCAATAACGACCGTCTGCCATGTCGTATTGACGTTCTGTATGGCTTCTCAACGATCCGTCCACAGATGGCTTGCCGCCTCTGGGGTTGAACCTCTTTTTAAGGAAATATCATGGCTCTCCCTAATGGCGCAGGTGGTTACCAAGTCGGTGACGGCAACCTGAATGAAGTTATCCTCGGCTACCAAGCTGCTCCTCAGTCTGTTACCGCTACGGCAACCCTGACCGCCGCACAAGTCGCCTCTGGCGTCCTGTTGGTTGGTTCTGGTGCTACCGCTGCTCAGACGTACACGCTGCCCACCGGAACGTCTATTGACGCTCTAGTGTCCAGCGCCAAAGTTAACAGCACGTTTGAACTCGTGTTGGTGAACCTTGGTACGTCGTCTGGCACGGCAACTCTGGCAGTTGGTACTGGCGTGACCGACGGTGGCAACGCTCTCGTAGCGGTTGGCACTACGGCCAGCGGTCGGTTCCTGTTCCGTCGCACCGGCGACTCGACTTACGTCGTTTACCGCGTCTAAGTCTAAGGGGGAGGGCCACAAGCTCTCCCCTTTTTTAAGGAATTACTATGCCTAATACGCAAGCAGTTGGAGTCGCGTATTCCGATCCTGAGTTCACTACGATGTACGCAAGCCAAGAGATTGGGTACTCGACTGGAGCGCAAGGTACGGTTACGCAAGCAACCAGCAAGTCTACTGCGGTCACGCTTAACAAAAGCATGGGCCGCATCACAATGAACAACGCGGAATTGGCGGCTAACACCGCTGTTTCGTTTACGATGAACAACTCGCTGATTTCTGCTAACGATACGATCATTGTGAACGTGTCGGGCGGCGGTACGGCAGCGGCGTATACGACTTACATTTCCAGCATGACAACTGGATCTGCGGTTATTACGTTGCGTAATATGACTGGCAGCGCTCTTTCTGAGGCTGTCATTCTTAACTACGCAACTATTCACGGCGCAAGCTAACAGGCGGGGCTTCGGCCCCTCCTACTGAGGTTTACGATGGCAACATATTCCGCTGGTGATCAGATCAACCGCGCCCTGCGTTTGTTGGGTGTCCTAGCAGAAGGTGAAACGTCATCGGCATCGGTGATGCAAGACTCGCTGATGGCAATGAATCAAATGATTGATTCATGGAACACCGAGCGGTTGTCGGTGTTCTCTACCATAGATCAAATTGTTAATTGGCCTGTCGGTGCAATTAACGCTACGCTCGGTCCATCAGGATCTTTGGTGCGTCTAAACGGAACCGCCGTCCGTCCCATTTTGGTTGATGACGCGACGTATTACCGAGATCCGCAGACTAACGTGTCCTACGGGATCAAGCTAATCAATCAGCAGCAGTACGACGGGATTGCGGTCAAGACCGTAACGTCTACCTACCCGCAAGTCATGTTCGTAAACATGACCTACCCCGACATTGACATCTACATCTACCCCAAGCCCACGCGCTTGTTGGAGTTTCACTTCATCAGTGTTGAGGAGTTGTCGCAACCAGCTACGTTAGCGACTACGCTGGCTTTCCCACCGGGATACCTGCGGGCGTTTACCTACAATCTGGCGATGGAAATCGCGCCTGAGTTTGGTGTGGAACCATCAGAGCAGGTTAAGCGCATTGCCATGACCAGCAAGCGCAATCTGAAGCGCATCAACAATCCTGACGATGTGATGTCGATGCCTTACGCAATTGTTGCAACGCGCCAGCGGTTCAACGTCTACGCTGGTAACTACTAATGCAAACGCCGATTCTGGGATCGGCGTATGTTGCTCGGAGCATTAATGCTGCCGACAACAGAATGGTCAATCTCTTTCCTGAGATTGTCCCTGAAGCCGGTAAAGAACCAGCGTTTCTAAACAGAGCGCCTGGGCTACGTTTACTGACCACCGCCGGTCAAGGTCCCGTCCGGGGATTGTGGACGTATGGCGGTATTGCTTACATTGTTAGCGGCGATACGCTCTACTCAATGGCCGGATTGGGTACGCCGGTCGTTATTGGTACAGTTTCCGGTACAGGTCCCGTTAGCATGGTGGACAACGGTACGCAGTTGTTCATTGCCTGTGGTGGGCCGAGCTACATCTACAACAATAGCACGGGCGCGTTTGGGCCGATCACAGATCCAGACTTCCCCGGCGCTTTGACCGTTGGCTATCTTGACGGATACTTTGTTTTCATTGAACCCAATAGCCAAAAAGTCTGGGTAACCACCCTGCTTGATGGAACTTCAATTGATCCGTTAGATTTTGCCAGCGCGGAAGGATCACCAGACAACCTAGTCAGCATGATTGTTGACCACCGCGAAGCGTGGTTGTTTGGGACTAACTCGGTTGAGGTTTATTACGACGCTGGCAACGCAGATTTTCCGCTGCAACGCATCCAAGGCGCGTATAACGAGATTGGTTGCGCTGCAACATTCTCGGTTGCCAAACTGGACAACGGTTTGTTTTGGCTTGGTTCAGACGCTCGCGGCCAGGGTATTGTCTACCGCTCGCAAGGCTACTCAGGCCAGCGGATCAGCACTCACGCGATTGAGTACGCGATTGCTCAGTACGGCAACATTAGCGACGCAATTGCCTACACGTACCAGCAGGAAGGTCACTCTTTCTACGTGTTGACGTTCCCGTCTGCTGACAAGACTTGGGTGTACGATGTATCTACACAAGCGTGGCATGAGCGGGCTGGCTTTGACAACGGGCAATTTACGCGCCATCGCAGCAACTGTCAGATGGCGTATAACAGCGAGATTGTTGTTGGCGACTTTGCTAATGGCAATCTGTACGCTTTTGACCTAGACGTTTACGCCGACAACGGTAACGTCCAAAAATGGCTGCGCTCTTGGCGGGCGCTGCCAACGGGCCAGAACAACTTAAACCGCACCGCACACCATAGCCTACAACTAGACTGCGAGTCTGGCGTTGGTGTCAGCGGTTTGCCGTACAGCGATCTGACATTTCTGGTAACCGAAAGCGGTCTGTTTATAACGACCGAATCTGGTGACTTTTTAATTTCCTCTGAAGCCGCCAGCGGGTTGGGGGTAGATCCTAAAGTTATGCTGCGCTGGTCAGACGATGGCGGTCACACTTGGTCAAACGAACATTGGTCACCGATTGGCAAGATTGGCATCTACCAACAGCGCGTATTCTGGCGGCGGCTCGGTATGACGCTTAAACTGCGTGATCGAGTTTACGAAGTGTCTGGCACAGATCCAGTCAAGATTGCCATCATGGGCGCTGAATTGCACTTGAGCGGGACCAACGCATAATGGCAGTCACTAATAACACCACCACAATTCCATCCTCGCGGGTTCCGTTAACGGATGACCGCACGGGTTTGATTGCGCGTGAGTGGTATCGGTATCTCAATAACCAATACACCAAGACTAGTCAGAACGCCAACGCGGTGACTCCCGGCGACTACGGCGCGATTGGCGATGGTCTAATTGATGACTCAGCCAGCATTCAAGCTGCGCTTGATTCTGGCTATGACGTTTACCTGCCGCCCGGACGGGTTTATGCGATTGGCACGACGCTTACGATGTCCACGCCTAACCAGTCGTTTGGCGGCCCGGGTGTTCTGCGTATCGTTGGAGCAATCAATGGCGTTGAACTAATTTCGCCAACGTCTACAATTGTGACCGGCATCCAGTTAGACCTGACGTTTGACTCGCCAGCCCAAACCGCTGGTTGGGCGGTTTACGTCAACAATAGTAGCCGCATTAAAATTAGTAAATTAAACATCATTGACGGGTACGGCGGTCTGTATGTTCAAGTAGCTAATTGGGTAGTGGTTGACTGGATGTGGGCTTCTCTTAGGGGGCCGGGAATAAAATGGTACGGAGACTCAACGCATCGGTCTGACGTTCTAAATCTTGGGTTTGTTGTAGTTGACCCGGGCGAAGGCCAGTACGGAATGGATTGGGATGGCAATTGCCATAGCTTAAATGTTCTTGAACTAGGGATTGTTTGCGGGGGTGGCGGCGGCAAAGGCATGATTATCAGAAATACTTCTGGGTCACCCTTCCCGTACATCCCTGCAATTGGCCGAATCGCACACATTGAAATTGATTATGCAGCAAGCCACGGCGTAGAAATCCAAGCGGGATTAGATTACGATTTTTGCATTCCTTATGTTTTGGGTTGTGGAACATGGCCCGGATATTCTGGGGTTTATGATGGGTTTCATATTGCCGCCGGAATCAATGCTTATGAAGTTCGTATTACTGGCGGCAAATCAGTAGGCAACACGGGTTACGGTATTAACAACCTTGGCGGGGTTATTTTATACTCTGGAAACACCGCTTTATATTCCAATTCATTGGGTGAAGTTAACGGTGATTTTTGGACAAAATCACCAAGATATGTAGTTGATGACGATTACTATCTGACTGTTAGCAGCAATTCGCCGTCTATTGTTTTTGCACCTAACGATTATATATCTTACGACAGAACAAATAACGCTTATAACTTTCAAATTGCTGGCAACGGAATTTTTCAGATAGCACCCACTTATGCTCAATCTCTTAAACCTCTTGTCTTACCTCAGTACACGGTGGCAACGCTTCCGACAGGCCCTATTGGGGCAACCGCTTACGTTACAGACGCCCTCGCCCCAATGTACAATACCACCGTTGTCGGAGGCGGCTCCTCCGTTGTCCCAGTCTTCTTTGACGGCTCCAATTGGAAAACCTGATATGACCACCTACATCTCGCCGCAACCAAAGCTGCAATTTCTGGACAACAACGGTGTGCCGTTGTCGGGCGGCAAGGTTTACACCTACGCAGCCGGAACCACCACGCCGCTTACGACCTACACGGACTACACCGGCAACACGGCGAATTCCAACCCAGTCATTCTGGACAGTCGCGGCGAGTGCAGCATCTGGTTGGGTACGTCTTCGTACAAGTTTAAACTTGCAAACACAAGTGATGTAGAAATTTGGACCGTTGACAACATCTCGGTTCTGACCAGTTCGGCCAATATTACTTACGTTGAATCTGGCACGGGTGCAGTTACTGAGACTGTTCAAGCTAAACTGCGTCTGGGTTGCGTTTACCCAGAAGACTTTGGCGCTGCTGGCGACGGTACGACCAACGACACGACCGCGCTACAGAACGCAATCAATACTGGGCGCGACGTTTATCTTGCGGCTGGTAAGACCTACTTGCATACCACCGCGCTATCAATTACCACAAACAACCAATGGTTGGGTGGCCCTGGTTATCTTAAAACCTCGGGGGCAATCAATGGTGTCAACCTTGGTGGGTCAAGCAAAGGCGTTAAATTATCGCTCAACTTCAACTCGCCGGGGCAGACTTCAGGCTACGCTATCTACATCAGCAACGCAGATCGAGTAACGATTGAGCGTCTGTATATGTATGACGCTTTTGGTGGTTTGTACGTTGAGCAAGCTAATGTAGTTGAAGTGCAATGGATGTGGGGCATCATTCGCGGCCCGGGCATCAAGTGGTACGGCGACGCCGCCAAACGGTCGGACATTCTTGCCCTTAATTTTTGTGTGCTTCGCCCCGGTACTGGTTATTATGGTCTTGAATGGGACGGAAATTGTCATAGCCTGAGTACAAACCGTTTAGATATTGTTTGCGCTACCGAAAGTGGCGGGATAATTACAAGAACTTCATATGGAGCGGTGATCCAAAACACGGTTGGTGGGTACAAGTCAGTAACAAGCGGAACAATTGCCGGTACAACTTTGACGCTTACAACTTCTCCAACCAACCCGATTGTGGTCGGAATGTTAATTTACGGAACCGGCGTAACTTCTGGCACTACTATCGCAAGTGTAATAAATTCAACAACTTACACCGTTTCTGTCAGCCAATCTGTTGCAACTACTCCGATCACAACCCAACCAGCGTTTTTCCCGGCGATTGGTAGATTCAACCAACTGGCGGTTGACTATTCGTTGGGTGCGGCTATTCAAGTTAAATGTGGTGTGGACTATGATTTTGTAGGGACGTATGTTACAGGTGCAGCCAGCGATGGAATGTACGTTGATCCAAGCATTGACAGTTACAACGTGCGCGTGACGGGCGGCAAACTGATCGCTAACGGAGGTTATGGGATCAACAACACGACCGCTGGTCCCTTGTTGATGTCAGGCAACGTATGCTTAACTGACAACACAAGCGGCGTTAGCAACGGGGCTGTTTGGAATCTTGCGCCTCGTCAAGCGGTTGATGACTATTTCTATATGAACCTTGGCGGCGACAAGACGCTTGCCAACGGCACATCGCAGATCAATTTTTACCCCAACGATTACATCGTACACAATCGAACGTCGCCAAGGAAACTGCGGTTCTACATCGGCGGCGTTGAGGTATTTGATATCGGTGCGGATTCTGTTGACTCGCTTATCCCGTTCAAACTCAAGACCTACACCGTTGCTACGTTGCCAGCCAGCCCCGTCAAGGGATGGGTTGCTATGGTCACGGACGCTACCGCTACGACGTTTGCCAGCACGGTTGTTGGTGGCGGCAGCAATAACGTACCCGTATACTATGATGGTACGAACTGGAAGATCGGATGATTCAACATTTTTTCGGCCCCGGCGTCTACGCCAAAGAGTCGCGCATACCGGCGGGTCATGTGTTGGTTCAACACGCCCACAAGTATGACCATCTTTCAATTTTGGCTAGTGGGTCTGTAGAAGTGGTGGTGGATGGGAAAACGTCTGTTGTCAACGCCCCCGCGTGTTTTACGATTGAAGCCAATAAGCACCACGGCGTTAAGACTTTGACCGATGCCGTTTGGTACTGCATTCACGCTACAGACTGCACAGATGAAAACGAAATTGATGACGCGCTGATTCAACCAGCAAACATGACAGAGTTTGCAAATGTATTGCAAACTCTGAAAAAGGAGTATTGAAATGCCTTGGATGATAGCTGCGGCTTCTCTTGCTTCTGGATACATGGGTTCTAGAGCCGCAAGTAGAGCTGCCGATGTACAAGCGCAAGCGACTCAATCGGCGCAAGATGCTCAAGAACGGATGTTCAACAAGCAACTTGAACTGCAAGAGCCGTGGCGTAAAGCGGGCGAAGAAGCACTTAATAAGCTGCTTCCTCTGTCCATGAACTACACGCCGTTTGGCATGGATCAGTTTACGCAAGACCCTGGCTATCAATTTAGATTAACTGAGGGAATGAAAGCATTGGATCGTACTGCCGCTGCTCGCGGTGGGTTATTGTCTGGCGCAACGCTCAAAGGGGCGCAACGCTACGGTCAAGAATTAGGTTCACAAGAATTTCAAAACGCTTTTAACCGCGCCCAAATTGAACGAGCGGCGCGGTTGCAACCATTGCAATCATTGGCCGGAATAGGTCAAACAGCAGCAGGTACGTTAACCGGCGCGGCGGGCGCGTTTGGCGCTCAGACAGGTCAGAACCTACAAGATGTTGCAAGCGCTAGAGCTTCTGGGTATCTTGGTGGTCAAAACGCTTTGAATCAAGCACTTGGTCAAGCTGGACAGATGTATCAATACGGGCAGCGCACAAATGCGTTGGCTGATTTCTACGGCAGGACTCCAGCGCCAATTGAAAATAGGTAACAATCATGGCACTCCGACCTCTTGATCCAGCGATTGTCAACGCTTACCAGCCGCCCAAGTTTAATATGCCAGATCCTTTGCAGGATGTGGCGGCTATGGAACAGATTAAAAACGCTCGGATGTCTCGTCAAATCCGTGAGCAAGATTTGGCAAATGAAAACGAATCCAGAATATTTTTAACAGACATACAAAATCAAATTACACAAGAGGGTGGGCCAGAACTGCGGGTAGCAATACCAAAAATGCTTGTCCACCCAAACCCTAAAATTAGGGCGGCTGCAAGCGGAATTCAAGAACATCTTGATCGTATTGATAGAATAGCTGAGTACAAAAACCTTAACCCAGAAGATCAACCAGTTGCCCCAACTACCGGCGCAACAACGTCGCGCGTTACCGCACCGCAACTTTCTTTGCTTGAGACGGGGCCAGAAGGCGCTGCTCCACGCACGTTTCAAAACGCGCCGCCGGGGATGGCGGGGGTTACTGTAGGAACTGCTGAACGAGGAAGCAATTTTACTCCCGCCGCAACATCTAATGCTTTGGTTCCTGACGCGTTTAGGCAACAGATACAAAACGAGTTAGCCAGAGCAGAAAAATTTGCTAGGTTTTATGAAATTCAAGCGTTGCGAGACCCTAAAGAATATAAAGACGCGGCAAAACAAGCCCGCGATCAAGTAAATTCATTAAGGAAAATGCAAACTATTGAGCCAAACAGATTGCTGATGCTGGGCGACGTTTCCATGATGACGCCTCCCGCGCCAGAAGGAACCCCCGCAGAACAACGAATGTTTGATGCGTACATGAATATGACGCCCGCGCAACAAGCGGCGTTTGATAAATTTCGAATGGCTACCAAACCGACTACAAACATAAACGTCAGCGCCACGAACACTCCAGCCGGAAAAAGTTTGGCTGAACCTGTTGGAAAACTTGCCGCTGCGTCGCTAGGAAAAGCTGAAGGTGCTACGGAAATCATGAACGCCGCGAATTCTGTGCGGGACGCGCTTAACACCGGCAACGTGATTGCCGGTCCGGGCGCGGGTATACGGACTAAATTTGCTCAAGTTCTTGAAATGGCCGGCGTTGGCGATAAAGAAAAGTTGACCGCCACCCGTACCGCTATTCAAGGTATGGCTGACTTGACTTTGCAAAGCCGCGCTGAATTGAAAGGCCAAGGTCAGATCACAGACGCGGAAACCAAGTTGCTGGAACGCGCGCGGTCTGGCGATATTGCCGATATGACTATCGCAGAACTTCAGACTGTTGTTAACGTATCGCAACGTTTGGCTGGCCGGTTGTGGTCTAACCATCAGACGTTGCTAGGTACGATGGAAAAAGACCCCGCCGCCCGTGACGTATACAAATACTACACTCCGACTGCGGTCATGCCGCAAGCGCTTGGGGAAGGTAAATCTGTATCTGAGCAAGAGAAGAAAGATAGATTAGCTGGGTTAAAAACTATCTTTGGCGCAAAAAAACCATGAGTGAACAATTCCGCGAGCAGATCAACACCGCGCGGAGGCGCGGGTACAGCGACGATGAGATTGTTGACTTTCTAAAACAGAGCGACAACCGCGTTAATGAGGCGTTGTCGTCTGGTTATAAGTCAAACGAAATCCTTGATTTCCTTGCGCCTAAGCCCTCAATGGGTGAAGAAGCGGTACGGAAAGCAGGTATCGTAGGGCGGTCTGCAAGCGAAGCGATGATCGGCCCCGCAACGGGCGCGTTGATGGGCGCGCCGTTCGGTCCAGTTGGTGCGGCGGTAGGTGGCTTGGTTGGTGGTTTAGCAATTCCCGCTGCCGATGTCATAGTTCAAGGTTACAACCGTCTTGCCGACAGTAACTTGAGAATGCCATCTCAAGTAATTTCAAACTTTCTCCCCGGCCCTCGTCCAGAAACTTCTGGCGAGCGCGTACTTGGTGCGGCCACCAACGCGCTTGCGGGTACTGTTGGATCGGTAGCAACTGGGCGCGGCGCTATGGCGATGCCGGGGATGTTTGGCGCGGCGGGTAAAGAAGCCGCCCGCGCGCCGGTTGGTCAGATCGTCACCGCGCCAGTTTCGGCGGCTACGGCGCAAGGCGTAACCGAAGCAACAGATAATCCTTTGGCCGGTCTACTTGCAGGAACTGCGGTTAGCGGCGCGGCGGGTCTGCGGCCTACAAAACGTGAAGCTACCCCGTCAACTGAGCAACTGAAAGCGCAGTCCGACGCGGCTTATAAAGTGCTAGATAACTCTGGTTTTCAATTTTTTAGGAAAGAATTTAACCAGCACATGGACACGCTGCCTAGCAAACTGCGGTCTGAAGTTGGCTACGCTGAAGGCACATCGCCTAAGATTGACGCGGTGATGGCACAACTTAAGTCTGACCGGCCAAAAGATATTGTTGAGTTGCAAGCCCTTAGAAAAGTTATAGGCGGCGCGGCAAAGAGTCCAGACCCACAAGAGCGTCTGATAGCAAGTAGGCTACTAGATGAGTTTGATGATTATTTGATGAACGCGCCCAACAAAGCATTGATAGTGCGCGACCCTGCGGCGTTAGAGGCTTGGAAAACTGCCAAGTCTGACTACGCCAAGATGAAGAAAAGCGAGCTAATCACCGACATTATCGAACGCGCCGACGTCTCCCAAGGAAACAAAGAAGGAAACATGGCGTCGCAACTGTCAGCGTTGGCTAAAAACGAAAAGAAAATGCGGTTCTTTACGCCGGACGAACAGCAAGCTATTAAGGACGCCGCCAAAGGCGGCACTACACAGAACATCCTTCGCACGTTAGGAAAGTTCACGCCGTTAACGCCCGCATCAACTATCTTTACAGTCGTAAGTCCATTCGGCGCGTACACCGCTGGCGCTGGTTACGCCGCGCGTGAGTTGGCTACAATACGACGTGAACAAGAAATTAACCGACTGGCTAATCAAATGCGTCTTGGGGCGCGGCCAAAGGTTATTGAAAGCGCGGGCGCAAACGTACCGGTATTTGCAGGTCGCGGCGCGTTGAATGCTCTTTATTCCGGCAACGAAAATAGCTTGGCTCCATGATGGTTACATTATCTGAAGTTGATCACAAGATTGACGCCCACGTGGACGTCTGCGCGATCCGGTACGAAGGTATCGAGAAAGAGACGCGCGGTATCCACGCGCGGATTAAGCGCCTTGAGCAAATCCTGATCACAGGCGGTGGTGCGATCATTATGATGTTGCTGTCCATCATTCTGAAAGGTCATTAAACGGTAATCGACAGTTCGTAAGATGAAGTTCCTTTTTCTGGAGCCTGACATGAAAGACGACATCCTTGCCGCGATCAATGATTCTGAGCCAGTTGACGCGCTGAACGCGCTGTTCTCGGTGGCTTTCCTCGTTGCTAAAGCATCGAACATCAACGAGTTCACGCTTTCTTCTTTGTTCTCTTCGACCGCCGACGCGCTCTTCCAAGCTCACGCTGATGACGAAGAAGTTGAAGCCGAAGAAGAAGAAATCGACGAGCAAACCGACGAGTAATGCTCAGACCCCCCGATGACCTCGGGGGGTCACCCAACCGCAACAAAACTGTGCTATTTGATGTGGTTCTTCTAATAGGATGAAGAATGAAACCACAAAAAATCAGCGACGAAGAGTTTTTGCGGATATGGGAAGAACTTAAATCACCCGTCAAAGTTGCCAGATTTACGGGGATTTCTGAGCGGCGCGTTCATTCTAGGCGTCGTTCTTTAGAAAATAAGTTAAAACTTAATCTTGCAGTTGGCAAACCAATCCACATTCAAAAAGCTAGACACGAAGCTGGCTTGACTGATGGCATTGCCATCATTTTTTCTGACGCGCACTTCTGGCCCGGTATCCGCACAACCGCCTTCAAGGGCCTCCTGTGGGCCATAAACGAACTTAAACCGCATATCGTAATCGCCAACGGCGATATTTTTGACGGAAGTTCGATCAGCAGACACGCTAGAATAAATTGGGGCGCGGTCCCAAACGTGAAGCAGGAGCTAGAAGCGTGCCAAGCGGCGCTTAAAGAGATTGAGGATGCTTGCGAGAAGGCCCGCCATCACACCCAACTGATCTGGCCGCTAGGCAACCACGACTCGCGCTTTGAATCGCGTTTGTCCGAGGCAGCGCCACAATTTGAAGGGGTCGGCGGCACGGCGCTCAAGGATCATTTTCCCAAGTGGCATCCGTGCTGGTCTTGCTGGTTGTCAGACAATGTAGTGGTCAAGCACCGATACAAGGGCGGCGTTCACGCTACTCACAACAACACGGTCAACTCTGGGGTCACGACTATCACCGGCCATCTACACAGTCTCAAGGTCACGCCGTTTGGGGACTATAATGGGACTCGATGGGGTGTAGATACTGGTACGCTTGCTGAGATTGATGGGCCACAGTTTATTGACTACCTTGAAGACGGTCCCGTCAACTGGCGCAGCGGGTTTGCCGTCATAACGATGAAAGACAGTAAACCGCTCTGGCCGGAGCTAGTCAGCAAGCACGCCGAGGGTATCATCAACTTCCGTGGTCAACTTATTGATGTGAGCGAATTCTAATGGCTAATTTTGAACAAGCCTTTGAGAAGATGATTGCAGACGAAGGTGGCTACGTTCTTCACACTATCCCCGGTGACACGGGTGGGATGACATATGCAGGTATTGCCAGAAACAAAAACCCCAAATGGCCTGGGTGGAACCTCATTGACCACGAAGAAACTAACAATTCGTTGCTTAGTGGAATGGTTCGTAACTTTTATAAAGTTGAGTTTTGGGATCGTATCAGAGGGGATGAGGTTACGAACCAAACTGTTGCAGAATCGGTTTTTAACTTCGGTGTAAACACCGGCTTGTCAGTCGCGGTCAAGCTGGCGCAGTTGATCGTAGGTGCTACACCAGACGGCGCGGTTGGGGACAAGACCGTGGAGAAGTTCAGCAATGTTGAACCAGAAGCGTTCAAAAAAGCCTACGCGCTGGCAAAAATTACCCGGTACACAGACATCTGCAACAAAAACCGCACGCAGTCTAAGTTCCTGTTGGGCTGGTTAAATCGCACTCTGAAAGGGCTGAAGTGATGGATCTGATTGGTATTGGGTCAATTATTGAAGGAGTTGGGAAAGTTGCAGGTGATCTCATTACGACCGACAAGGAGAGACTTGAGATGGCGCTCGAAGAGCGCAAACTCTCTTTGGAGGAAAAGAAGATTGATCAAGCCACCGATCTCGCCCAGGTGGATATCAATAAAATTGAAGCTGCAAGCACTAGCGTATTTGTCAGCGGCTGGCGTCCTGCTGTGGGTTGGGTTGGGGTTGCTGGCTTGGCTTACCAATTTCTTGGCTACCCTTTGATGCAATGGTGTTGGGCGTTTGGTCAGGGCGTAGACCTGATCCCAAAGGGTTTGGCCGCACCGCCAGACCTTCAAGTTGAACAGTTGATGACCTTACTCGCCGGTCTTCTCGGCTTCGGCGGGATGCGTAGCTTTGAGAAATCCAAGGGAGTCGCGGCGAAGTAGGTCGCGGTAGGCGTTAATCGCCGCTTTTAAGTCGGCGTTTAGCGCCTCAATCTCCGCGTTGAGTAGGTTCATTCGTTCAGTCGATTCCTTGGCGAACTGCACAAGGTTCTCATAGCGCCACGCGCCAAAATCAGTCATGGTTGTTTAGCCTGTTGAAGTAGTTCGATACGCTCGCGCGACACGCGCAGCACGTTATAGCGTTGGTGGATGCGGCGCAGGATGCTGGCGCGCCCCTCAGTCGCTTTCTCGTGGTTCAACATCTCCAGCACCATCTGCTCGTCCAGCGTCTTCAGAGCTACGTTTAAGCCCCGCCAAGTGTGATTCAATTCGCACCTCTAAATCTTTGAGCGTTTCAAGTACGCGGTTGTAGTTGCGCTGCGCTGCGGCCAGTTCGCGCTGGCGAATTATAAGTTCTTCCCGCGCGGCGATCAGTTTTGCCCGGACTAATTTCATCGGATCACCTTCTCTAGTAGTGTGCGGGCCAGCGGTTGCTTACCCAGTAACCAAGATTGAACCCGGCCCATGTCCCACGTGATGACGCGGAACTGGTTTGGACGCTGGTAGGCGGTGCTGATCTGGCGCTTGTCCCAGTCTTTTACGATCTTGCCGTTGATTATCAAAATAAAGCCTCTGGTACGTTGGACAAGTCCAGCTTTGGTTTGCGCTGGCGTTTGATTTTCTGGACGATGTGCGGATACGGCGGCATATGCCAGACCCATCGGATGACGCGGCCTTCGTCGTCAAGGATTCCGTATCTCATTTCAACGCCTCCATAGCAATGTCAGACACAGCGCGTTTGTCTTGGAGCGCCGTCCAAATTTTTTCGTCAATCGTCTTCTGAGTTGACATAATGTAGACCCAGACGTCGTGGCGTTGGCCGCTGCGATGTAAGCGTCCGACCGTCTGCTCAAACAACTCCAGCGACCACGGCAGCGATACAAAGACCATCTTGCAGCCGCCGTGCTGAAGGTTCAGACCGTGACCGGCAGACTTAGGGTGAACCGCCAGCAGTTCAATCTGACCGGCGTTCCAGCGCCCGATGGCGTTATCATCGTCAAGCGTAACTAGATTGGAGTAACGGCGGTGCAGTTCCATCAATTCTTCTTGGTACTGGTACACCAGAATTGTGTTGGCGTGTTGGTTCTCGGCCAGCAAATCGTCCAGCGCCTCAAACTTATGTTTTGAGAACCAGATCGGCGTCTGATGCGTGATGAACTTGCCTTTCATAACCAGATCGGGCGTCTGATACGTGTCGTATACGAACCCAGACGCCATTTGTTGTAGCTTGCCCGTCACCACACCCGCGTTCAAAGCGACAATGTTTGCGGTGTCGTACTCCAGCACAAACTCTTTTTTAAGTTTGTTGTAGTGATCCATTGGCATCTGACAGTCCACATGGACGATATGCAGCGGCGGTAGCTTGTCGCTGTACTCGCCCGGTTCAAGGACGTAGGTGGCCGGTTTAATACGCTCCATCACGTGTTCCAAACTACCGGCGCGCGGCGTCCATTGGCCGAATTCAGGATTTATGGCGATGAAGTATTGCTGCAAGAACGCGCCCTTGGAGCGCCCGAGCAGCGTCTGGTCGATGATCTTGCATTGCCCGTAGACATCTTCCAGTCCGTTACTGGTAAACGATCCGGTCAAGCCCCACCGGATTTCGATTTTATCTATCAGCTTGGCGAGCGCCTTGAACCGCGCGCCATATGGGTTCTTGAGCCGCGTCAATTCGTCGAAAATGATGCAGTCAAAGTCCAAGTGCGGCATTGACTGGATGTTGTCGTAGTTGGTAACCACCACCTGCGCGCCAGACTCAAACGCTTTCTGTCGCTGCTTTGGTGTGCCGACCGCGACCGCGACGGTTAGCTCAGGCGCCCACTTCGCGGCTTCGGTCGCCCATACGCTTTCGGCTACCCGTTTGGGCGCAAGCACTAAAGCGTTGCGTTTGATTTTGAGCAGCGCCGACAACGCGGTTAACGTAATCGCCGTCTTGCCAGCCCCCACGGGCGCTAGGATCATCGCGCGGTCTTGTCCGTAAAGAAAGTCTGCGGCTACTTCTTGGTAAGGTCTAAGGACCATTGTGCTACCCCTTCTAAGTTCCAGATTACTGTGTAGTTTTGGTTGAGTTGGCGCATAGTCGCGCCGAAGTGTTCCTGTAATTTGCTGAGTTTGCCCCCCTTGGTTTTGAGTTCCACGAACCACGTCGACCCGTCCGGCAGACACGCCACACGGTCGGCCACGCCCCGCACGCCGGGGCTTGTAAACTTGTACGTCTTGCCTCCCATCGTCTCGACGGTCCAGACAAAGTGGCGCTCGATCTCGCTTTCTTTCATGCCGCCATCATATCTTGCAAAAAAGTTGTTGACAAGCAGATCGTGATCGGGCAAGATGACGACTCCAACCACTTCACTACACGGGAATCCAAAGTGAAAATCATCCTAGACCGCGAAGAAGTCCGAAACATCCTCATCACCTACCTTGAGTCGCTGCTGCCTAGCGCGAAGTTCAACAAAGTCGAATTCGATTGTGGGTACTCCACAATGCACAAGGTCACCATCAGCTTGGAAGAGGACGAAGCAGAATGAACCTCATCCACATCATGAAAGACGACAACGGCGATTTCGAGCCGTTGGACCTGACCCCCGTGTTTTACAAAGGCAACCTGATGTGCGTACCGCATTGGCGCATCAAGAACACTTGGGTCTTCCCCGGCGGCAAGACCTACACCACCGCTGAATTGCTGGCCCTTGGCGCTAAAGTGTCCTTGTCGCTGCTCTGGCCGCGCGGGTGGGTCACGAAGATGCTGGGGCGTCACAACCCTGCGATGTTGTCGCAGGAATCACTAACAAACCTCATTAAAGGGAAAGCAAATGCACTCTGAACTCACCCCCCGCGACTACTTTGCCGCCCAAGTAGTAACTTGGTTTCTTACCAAATTAGACGACGAAGGCGTGATTGACGATCCTGATCTGCTTCGCCAGTTTTCGTCCGAACACGCTTACAAACTAGCAGACGCTATGATGAAAGCGAGGTCACAAAATGCACAGTAATATCGTAGGCGGCTCGACCGCCAAGCGCGTCGTCAACTGCCCCGGCAGCGTGGCGCTAGTGCAGAAGATGCCTCCCAAACTGGGAGGTGACGCGGCTGATCAGGGGACGTTGTGTCATAGCGCAATGGCGATGCTATTAGAAGATCCGTCGCTTGAGATCATGAGCGTAATCAACATGACCGAGAACGATCAAATTATGACCCTTGATTTGATCGAGGAAAAAATTATTCCGGCAATGGCCGCGCTAAACGAGATCGACCCAGACGGCGACATGGAGTACAAGGTCGAGTCGCACGTTAACTTTGGCAAACTGCTCCCCGGAGTGTTCGGGTCTGCGGACCTGATCGGCCGGATCAAGAACCGCGCCGTCATCCTCGACTGGAAGTTTGGCCGTGGTGAAGTAGACGTTGAAGAGAACGAGCAATTGCTGTTCTACGCCGCTGCTGCGATGCGGACCAAAGGTCTGGAGTGGGCGTTTGAGGACGTCTCTGAGGTCGAGATGGTCATCGTCCAGCCGCCAGCGGTCAAGCGGTGGACGACTACCGTGGCGCGCGTTAAGCAGTTTGAGCGTGATCTCGTTCACGCCGTCACCGCGTCACAGAACGCCGCCGCGCCGCTTAAGGTTGGCGACCATTGCCGCTACTGCCCTGCCAAGCCGATCTGCCCGCAGATGACCGGCGCGGCCGAGCGCGCGTTGAAGGTGCAGATCAAAGACCTAGACCCCGTTAAGATCGGCGCGTACTTGGCGACTGCTGATCTGGTGGAGAAGTGGATTGGCGATCTGCGCGATCTAGCGCACCAGATTCTTGAGTCTGGTGAGCCTGTTCCGGGTTACAAGTTGGTCCCCAAGCGCGCGCTGCGCCAATGGGTTGACGAAGACAAGGCCTACGCCGCGCTGACTAAGCTAGGCGTAGACCGTGAAGAATTGGTGGAGACAGCCCTGCTGTCGCCCGCCAAGGTTGAGAAGATCTTGAAAAAGAGTAAACTCAACCTCCCCGATGACATCGTTGTTGCGGTGTCGTCGGGAACCACAATCGCCCCGGAGAGTGATCCTCGGTCAGCGGTTGTGTTCCTTCCCGAGCAGATGAAATCTGCTCTTCTTAAACTTGGATGAAATCATGTCAAATTTAGTAGCCTTTAATAAAGCAGGTCTTCCCGCTCTCGCAGCAATCGCAACGGCGATCAAAACCGTTGCATCGCCCGCCGCCTCCGCTGGCTCAGTCATCCTGAAAATGGACAAGACCGGCCATTGGGTGTTCGGCGCTGATCAGACTGAAGTCGAGCCTGACAGTAAATGGGCGGTCAATCCCTTCTCGTTCGTCCACGGCTGGATTGCGTGGGGTGACGGGGTGGTATTGGGTGAGAAGATGGTTGCACTCACCGATCCGTTGCCTGACACGGACGACGCGCCGCCTAACTCCGCGAGGGGTTGGGAAAAGCAAGTCGGGTTTAGCCTGAAGTGTCTGACCGGCGAAGACAAGGGTCTTGAGGCGCGCTATTCGACGACTTCGGTCGGTGGTAAGCGTTCCTATGAGGCGCTGGCATCTGCGTTCGCTAATCAGGTGTCGGTCGATGAGAGCAAACCCGTGCCGGTCGTGCTGCTCAAAAAAGAGCACTATCAGCACAAGTCCTATGGTCGCATTTTCACGCCGATCTTTGAGATCGTCGAGTTTATGTCGATGGACGGACCTGAAGAGGTAGAGGAAGCTCCCCAGCCGACGCGCCGTCGTCGCGCAGGGTAAGTGATCCTTTGGGTTGACTTTGAAACCCGTAGCACCTGCGACCTTCGGGTCGCGGGTGTCTATAACTACGCGCAGGACTTGGAAACTGAAGTCATCTGTATGTCCTACGCTTTCGACGATGGACCTGTTAAAACTTGGACCCCAGACTTAACATTTCCGTCTGATGTGTTAAATCATAAAGGTCAGATCCGCGCGCATAACGCCGCGTTTGAGCGTCTGATCTTCTGGTACGTGCTACAGATCAACTTCGATCTTGAGCAGTTCTATTGCACCGCAACACAAGCCCGCGCCAACTGCGCGCCGGGGTCGCTTGAGGATGTCGGTCGCTTTGCGGGCGCTGACATGAAGAAAGACCGCCGGGGCGACTACCTTGTGCGGCAATGCTGCGTGCCGCCTTACAATGACAAGCTGATTCCCGAACTGATTGAATACTGCGAGCAGGACGTGCGTGCTATGCGCGCCGTGAGCCTCGCCCTGCGTCAACTGTCGGATGAGGAACTACTTGATTACCACGTAAACGAGCGCATAAACGACCGAGGCGTGAAGGTGGACGTTGCACTATGCAAGGCCGCTATTCGCTACGCTGACGCCGAACTAGCTGAGATACAAAGTATCGTAACTGAGATCACGGGCGGCCTAGCCGTGCGCTCGCCACGGACGCGCGAGTGGGTGCTGGCGCGCGTCACGGATGAGCAAAAGAAACTCATGTGGGTCGGTGAGAAGTACAGCATCGACAAGGCCGTTCGCGCTAATCTGTTAGCGTGTGATGACCTAGACTCGGATGTGCGTGAAGTCGTGCAATGCGCCGACGATTTATGGGCGTCCTCGATTGCAAAGTTCAAACGTCTACAGGAGTTAGCCGATGTTGAAGATGACCGAGTTCGAGGCGCATTTGTTTTTGCTGGAGGATCTGCGACGGGGCGTGCCTCAAGTTACGGCGCGCAAGTTCACAACTTTACGAGAAAAACTGCCAAAGACCCTGCCGCCGTCCGAGACGACATGGTATGCGGTCGAGCAATTATCCCTCTTCACGGAAGACGAGTTACAGATGTGCTCAAAGGGATGCTTCGACCCGCGCTCATTGGTAATTTCGTAGTCGCTGACTGGTCAGCTATCGAGGCGCGCGTCAACCCGTGGCTGTCGGGCATGGGCGACGAGAAGCTCAAGCAGTTCGATCAAGACATCTACAAGATCAACGCCGCCGCTACGTTCGGGTGCTCAGTCGATCAAGTGACGGACGATCAGCGTCAGATCGGCAAGGTTCAGGAGCTATCGTGCGGGTACGCCGGGGGCGTAGGCGCGTTCGCCGCTATGGGGCGCGCCTATGGTATCCATCTGCCAGAGGCCGACGCGCGGCGCATGGTAGACGCTTGGCGGCGCAGCAATCAATGGGCCGTGCGGTTCTGGTCGGAGCTTGAGCGGGCCTATACGTCAGCGATGCACACGCCTAACGCGGAGTTCAGCGCGGGGCGGGTGACTTATCTGTTCGACCGGCAGCATCTCTGGTACATTCTTCCTTCGGGCCGCGTTCTGTGTTACCCGTTCGCCAAATTGGAAGACGATGGCATTTCATACTGTAAAGCCGCTTGGAAGCCCGCCGCTGACGCCAAGGAATGGCCGCGCGCCCGATTATGGAAAGGACTGGCTTGCGAGAACATTACGCAAGCAGTCGCCAATGATGTGCTGCGCCACGCGCTACGCCAGTTAGATAACGTAGTGCTTCACGTACACGACGAGATCGTCCTTGAGGACGGTGACCCCGACGTATTACGCCGCGTCATGTGTATGTCGCCGCCGTGGGCGGCGGGTCTGCCCCTAAAGGCAGAAGTTAAGCAGATGACCCGTTACGGCAAATAGCCGGACAAAAAAAATCCCGCCGGGAAGGGCGGGATCAACTGAGGAGAGCACATGGAACTCGTGAATCATATCATAGCCCTCGCGCCAGAGGGCGAGGTTGTACTTTTCACTAAACAAGTCCCTAAGGGGGACAGTTACATCTACCCCGCGTCGCGTAAGCCGCGCGGTGAAGGTGCGTGGTACGTCAACATCGGCAGCTTCATCGAAAGTCGGTTCGACGGCCAGCGGGTATCGGCGGGCGCTGCGTTTTGCGAGAACGTATGGTGCTTAGTTCTAGATGACGTCGGTACGAAGTCTAAAACGCCTACGATCAGACCTACGTGGATTATCGAAACGTCGAAAGATAACTTTCAATGGTGCTATGTTTTCCGGCTAGACGATCAGCCTCATAAGTCCGTCTATAGCGCGGCGATCAAGGCCATAGCCGCTGCGGGTTATACGGACCCCGGCGCTATCAATCCAGTTCGTAATATCCGCATTCCCGGCTCGATCAATTTAAAGCCCGGACGCGACCGTTTTGCTGCGCGCTTGATCGAGTTCAACCCGTCGCGCGAGTTCAGCCTTGAAGAGATCTGTAACGCCCTATCGGTCGTCCCCGGCGCGGTCGAGACAACGACATTCCGTCCGGGCGTCCTAAAAGATGACGGGTCGGATGACGTTCTAGCGTGGCTTGTCGAGCGCAAGGAAGTTACACAAAAAGGTAACCCAGCGGGCTGGTGGGGCGTGATCTGTCCTAATAGCGCGCAACACTCCGACGGCAACCCGGAAGGCCGCTATATGCCCGCTTCGCGGGCGTATTGCTGTCTGCACTCGCATTGCACCGAGTGGGACTCCGCGCGGTTCCTTGCATGGGTTGAAGAGCAAGGCGGCCCCAAGCGGACCTATGGCCTACGTGATGAGTTATTGGCGTCGGTTGTGAATGGCGCGCTATCCAAACTAACGCCCTCTGAGATGTTTACTGATGACGCCAAGGCCGTGATCGCCCAAGTCGAGGCGCGCGAACTAGGTCGAGTCGAGCGGTCGGGCTGGCACGAACGGTTCGCCTATATTCAGTCCGATGACGCTTACTTCGATCTTATAGAGCGTCGGGAGATCACGCGCCGCGCGTTCGATTCGACCTATCGCGGCGTGATGTGTACGTCGATGCACCAAACGGGCAAAAGCCCGCGCTTGATCAATGCGTCGCTTTGGTTTGATGAGAACCGTCAGGCGTGCGGGGGCCGTATCCTAAACGGGATTACCTATGCGGCGGGCGATTCGGTCCTTGTGTCGCGCAATGGCGAGGTGTTTGGTAACTGGTGGCGCAATGCGCGGCCGCAAGTGAGCGGGACCGTTGGCGATATATCTATATGGCTCGACCATTGCGCGCGCTTGGTCCCAGAGCGTTCGGAACTAGAGCATATATGGGACGCAATGGCCTATAAAGTCCAACACCCAGAGATCAAGATCAACCACGCCATTCTGCATGGGGGCGATGAGGGCTGCGGCAAGGACACTATGTGGGCTCCCTTTATATGGGCCGTCTGTGGGGACGGCAAGATCAACCTCGGGATTGTCGACAATGACTCTATATCGTCCCAGTGGGGCTATCAGTTGGAATCGGAGATCCTATTGATCAACGAGCTAAAAGAACCAAATGCGGCGGACCGTCGACAGTTAGCGAACAAACTCAAGCCGATCATTGCTGCGCCGCCTGATGTGCTACCTATCAATCGAAAGGGATTGCACCCCTATATGATGCTCAATCGCGGGTTCGTGCTCGCATTTACGAACGATTTAGTGCCTATCTCATTAGGTTCTCAGGACCGCCGCTGGTTCTGCGTTTGGTCCCATGCGCCGCGTATGAGTGAAGCGGCGGGTCGCGCGATGTGGGATTGGTTCAACGCGGGAGGGTTTGATTCGGTAGGTTCGTGGCTTTATGCGCGGGACGTTAGCCGGTTCAATCCGGCCGCTACTCCCGCAATGACAGAGTTCAAGGCGAACCTTGTCGAGAACTCGATGTCAAACGCGGAATCTTGGTTACTTGAGACGATCCGCGCGCGCCGCTCAGTTTTTGCGCGCGGCGTGATCGGTTCGCCGTTTCAGGGCGTTTGCGACACTTTAGGCGCGCTCGCTCCCGCTGGCGTGAAGTTGTATCAGGCCGCTCTACTGCACGCGCTTAAGGAAGCCGGATGGATCGACTGTGGGCGCTTATCGGCGCGCGCGTTGCCTACTCGCAAGCACATATTCTGCGCGCCTGATAATGCTGGAATGAGTGCGTCGGACCTTCGGCGCGCAGTTGAGCCAGAACCCATAATGGGTAACGTCACGCCGATCACGGCGGCGCGGTAATAACTTTCAAAAAGTAAAAAACCCGCCTTTCGGCGGGTCTCATAAGTCGAGGATAATGACTAGGATTGCGGCAAGTACCGCCGCAATCACTAACGACACAACGCCGCAATAATGGCGTCGGATAGGATGACGCTACAGACGATAACCCAGCCGATTAGCGCGCCGGTTGCAATTGTTTCTATTTTCATTGATCGACTCCGTTGGTGATGATCGTTGCGACAGGCGAACCCGTGTAGTTCAATTGGATCGTATAACGGCCAAACGCCACGCGTTTGACTGTGTAGCTGCGCGCGTTACCATTCGCGCGGTTGCGTAGCGCGCGAAAATAATTCGCCGCCCATGCGCGCGATTCAATCGAACGAAATTGCGGCGAATCTACAAAATAAAATAGTGCTTTGGTTTTCATACCTCGACCTCATCCTGATAATGGGCGGCAATTTCGTGCCAATTGACGTCGGAGATAAACGCGAGTGCATAGTCGCGCGCTAACCCTTCCGAAGAGCTAGATTCAATCAACTCTTCGGCGTACCCCTTCAAAAAATCTCCAAGATCGTAGGCGTTCCATTTGTCCGATTCCGGCCAATATTCCTTAAAATCAAACCCGTCAAACATCTCAAGGTTGACGCGCCAAGTTGCGTAATTGGTCCAACCGTTATAGTTACTCATAGTGTGCTATCCCTTCAAAGTGTCGAAAATGCGTCAAACGTCCACGAAGGCGCGGCGTAGTTAGCCAAACCCTCAGGATCACGATAAGGCATCAGTACGCCGAAAAATTTCGTATCGTTGAGCGTGATCGGCGCGGCGGATCCGCCATTGTGCCAAATTTTAAGATTAGCTTTCGATCCCAAGCATTTATTCGCGGCGGCGAATTTGGCAATCAACGCGGGATCGAACTGAGCGACTTCGCCGCTACATTGTTGAGGGATAACGCGCGCGATGTCGGGAAATTTCCCGTCGACGGCGGACCATGAAACAGTCGCGCCGCCGATCACGCTAATCGTACCCGTCGCGCCGTCATTGGTTTCGATCACGGCCGCGTCGAGACCATTTTTTGCTGGCTTTAGCATTTTGATGACGTCGAGCGGCAACAGAAACGAAATTTTGTCGTCGACTTCGTTCTCAACGTCGACGACGCGGTACATCCCGACGCAAGTTCCATTCGTCGCAGTCAAGATTGTTTGGACCGCGTTGGCCTCGACGCGAACGCTCACCAAGTAGTAGCGAATTTCTTTATCGGCCGCAAGTTGCGCGACAGCGTGGAGCGCTGAGAGTTTTACGTTGATCTTCATATGCTTTCCTTAGTGTAGTGAAGTGTAACGACGCGCAACTTGCGCGGCGTAGGTAGAGATTACCGCGCGTGATCGTACCTTGTCAATAGATGTTTGACACGATTTTCACAACCAGCAGTTGTAGGCAACGTGTCAGCAGAATGTCAGCAACCGAAGAAAAAACGTTGCCTACGCTCAACTTCAATATTGGCGCGGGTTTCGGGCGATGTTAGTCAATGTCAGCAATGCTTTTTTGATATTTGAGTCAAAAGTCAATTTTTATATATAGGGTATTTGGCCGCGCTAGTGGCCGCCAAACCCCCACGCGTTCTGAGCCAGCCCGATTTTTTTCCATTGCTGACATTGCTGACATTGCTGACATTTTGCCAAAAACCACAAGTTCCACGTTTTATAAGAACTGAAAACCATTGCTGACCATTGCTGACATTAGTTATAGCTTTTAACAGAACTGAAAACCATTGCTGACAATTGCTGACAATAGTTACACCAATTAAAAGGGTTTTATTTCATTGCTGACCATTGCTGACAATTTTGCCGTTTGGCCGAGGGGGGCCGGGTAGGGCCTTGGCCCGACCGGTCACGGTAACGCACCCCCCGCAAACATTTTTTAAAAAATTTTTGAATTTTTTTTTGATTGCTAACATTGCCTACATTGCCTACAATCAGATCATGTTCAAATCTTTGCCACTAACTGTCAGAAATGTTCAGGCAACAGAGGCGCGTCTTCAGTCCATCTACGACGCGGCGAAGTTAGGTCTGAAAGGTGACTCGCTGGCGCTGGCGGCTGGTATGCTGCCCGCTGAGTACCGGCAACTGTGTCAGCTAGATCCGTTAGCGGAAATGGCAGAACAAAAAGGCCGCGCGGATAACGAACGTGAGATCTCGCAGGTTCTTAATAGCGCGGCGTTAGGTGGCGACGCCAAAGCCGCGTTAGAGATCCTGCGTCACCGGCACGAGTGGACGGCCAAACAAGAAGTTAGTGTTGATGTGTATCAACGGATTAGCATCACACAGGCGCTAGAAGCCGCGCAAACCAGAGTGCTAGAGAATGCAAAAAACGATTTATACATCAGCCGAAGAGCAGACGTTGATGACGCGATTGTGGTCACCCGCGATAGCAAACGATCCTGAAGCGTTTGTACTGTTCGCGTTTCCTTGGGGCCAGCCCAACACACCGTTAGCTAAGTTCAGCGGGCCGCGCAAATGGCAACGCGAGATACTGCGTGACATTAGTAAGCACATCAAAACCAACGAAGGCAAGGTCAACATGGACACGCTGCGCGAAGCGGTGTCCAGCGGACGGGGTATTGGCAAGTCCGCGCTGGTTAGCTGGCTGATCTTGTGGATGCTGACTACCCGGATCGGCTCTACGGTTATCGTCAGCGCCAACAGCGAAGCGCAGTTACGGTCCGTCACTTGGGGCGAACTGACCAAGTGGCAAGCGATGATTATCAACAGCCATTGGTGGGAGATCAGCGCAACTAAGATCGTACCGGCGCAATGGCTGACCGAACTGGTTGAGCGCGACTTAAAGAAAGGGACGCGCTACTGGGCAGCGGAAGGCAAGCTGTGGAGTGAAGAGAACCCCGACGCTTACGCCGGGGTACACAACCACGACGGGATGATGTTGATCTTTGACGAGGCGTCAGGTATTGCAGACGCGATCTGGGCGGTGGGGGCTGGCTTCTTTACAGAGAACATTCTGGACCGCTACTGGTTTGCGTTTAGCAACCCCCGACGCAACAGCGGGTACTTCTTTGAGACGTTTAATAGTAAGCGTGATTTCTGGCAGACGCGCCAGATAGATGCGCGCACGGTCGAGGGGACGGACAAGCAGGTCTACGAGCAGATCATCGCGGAGTACGGCGAAGATTCGATACAGGCGCGCGTTGAGGTGTACGGCGACTTCCCAAGCGCGGGTGAGGATCAGTTCATCTCGCCGATGATTGTTGAGGACGCATTCAAGCGACCTAAATACAAAGACGAGACCGCGCCTATAGTAATAGGGGTCGACCCGGCACGCGGCGGTCTGGACAGCACAGTCATTGTTGTCAGACGCGGGCGTGACATTGTGGCAATCAAACGGTACAAGGGCGAGGATACGATGTCGATTGTTGGTCGTGTCATTGACGCAATTGATGAATACAAACCAACGCTAACTGTAATAGACGAAGGCGGTTTAGGCTACGGTATACTTGACAGGTTAACAGAGCAACGGTATAAGGTACGGGGGGTGAACTTTGGTTGGAAAGCCAAGAACCCCGTAATGTGGGGCAACAAGCGGGCTGAGATGTGGGGCGCGATGCGCG